CCATCAAATTCTGGGGCTGACATTTCTGATACAAAGGATGCGTATTCTTTTAATTTCATGACTTACCCTCTATGATCTTAACCTCATCACCTCGGATAATTCGGGCTGGCTCGCCTTTGCGGACTGCGTTGATTAATTCTTGTTGCTTGTTCATTCTCACCTCCTCAGAACGCCAAAGCGATCCAGTGTTTTTTAAAGTGCTTAACAATTGCTTTTTTCGACTGTGGGCTTAGGTGGATCGTCTTAGTTTGTTTGGGCAGCTCAATGTCAAGTTGAGACAGGCCGTAGACTAGGGCTAGGATGATTATGGTTGTGAATAGGTATCTCATTCTTCAACCGCCTTGATTTTGCAATAAGTCATTACCGTCATTGAACGATTTGGCTTTGAATATTCAAGCGTTCGTTTTCTCATGTTCTGAATTCCGGTTAATACTGAAATATCGTCATAAGTCCATGATCTTCTCAGCTTGGAAACGATTGCAAGGACTTCGGTTTTCATATCACTTACAGAGTCAGGCTCAAAGTGGTTCATTAATCGAGCGTATGTTCCGCAGTCAAGCGAAAAGCCTTTAGACCATTGAGACATTTTAGACCGAATGAACGGAAAGTCGAGAGACGTTCCAAATTCTTTCCATGTCATCTCTTCTGGCTTATTCGCTTTCAAAGTTGAGATCAATTTATCGAGGTAGCGTTGGTGCATTCGTTTGATTTTGTCGCTCATGGTTTACTTTCCTTCTATCCAAATTAAAAGAGTTAAAACACCTAAAATACATCCGGCATAGACATACCAGATATAACGCAAGTATTCCTCAATTGTGTAAATTTGATAACCGCAAAAGCCCAAAAGAATTAGGCCCGATAAGATAAGTGTTGGTCTGAAATCCATTTTCATTTCCATTTTGATTAAGGTGAGTATGGGCCTTGTTGGGGTCGAACCAACGCGCATAACTTTATGAGAGTTACGCTCTACCTCTGAGCTAAAGGCCCGAACACCACCCGCCTAGTTTTTCCAAAAACGACACATTAAATGTGAATGGCGGGTGATGGGTTTAATTATGCGAGACTGAGTTGACGTTCCTCATCGGTTGGTTCGCGCTGCGCTAAGACTTTTCCGTCTTTGTCAGAAATGATGCTCACCGAATCGCTGTCATGATCGTAGTATTCGGTGCAAGGAATCTCAACTTTGCGACCTTCTTGGATCATTTCGCAACATTCCTTGATTGACTTTTTGGAGTCCTTTCGGACTCTTCTGGTCTCCTTGTTTACCTCGCGTTGGTTTTCTTCGAACGCTTCAAGGTTCGTTGAGAGTTCTACGAGTCGGACTCTCTCAGACTCTTTTTCTTGTGAAGAGAGCGGAACTCTCATTGTGTGTTTAACAGATCCAATTGACTGCATTGGTTCTCCTTGGTTTGTGGTGTTATGGTGATTGTAGCACCGGGTTTATTTTTATTGTGCCGTCCGTGCAAAGGCAGTTCAGGTACAATAGTCCATTTATCATCTCGGATAGTTCCGGCATCGGCAAGAGTATCCATGATTGATTCAGCTTTGTTTGTTAGGTCTGCAACTCCTAGAGTTTCAAATTCAAGCAGAATATCAATCTCAAGAGTTGTTGATTTGCCCCAATTGACAATTGATAACTTTTTAATCCATTCAGCATTCCATTTCAAATAATCTTTCCCGGCCATGATGAAATAGGTTTGCTTCTTGCCTCGAACCTTTTTTCGTGGGATTATTTGTTGGCCATTTTTCTTTGATGGAATCCGGCCCGGAATGAAAATAACAAGAGGCTCAGTTTGAATCGGCAAAGAATCAACTATCATGTCCTGATATTCTTTCGGTTGCTTTCCGAATGGTTTGCCGGGCTTCATTTCTCAATCCTCTCTAATTCGCAATGATGATCACGCCACGCAATAGCGTCTTCCTCATCGTCAAAAAGTAAGATGGTTGATTCCTCCTCATCCTGATCCATATAGGCCTTGATATACCCGCAGCCACGCTCAACGATAGCGATCAGGTAATAGCTTGCCCCATCATGATAAACCTTTTCGTGGATTTCAAGAATGCTATCTCCAAGCTCGCCGAAGACTAAGCCCCACCCAAGTGAATCACCTGGATCGAATTCAACATCATCGTGTTCGTTTTGCGGATCGGTTGGCCACAATTGGTCGGTTGGGCAAGTGCTGAAATTTGTCATTTCACACCATCCAATCCAAACTTGCTCAAGAACTCCATTTGCTCTGTATGGTAGTCAATTCCAAGTTTTGAATATTCATGCAAACGATCAATGAATTCTTGGTCACGCTCGATATAAAAGTGACGCATCCGATGACGTGGATCCAAATCTCCATAGGTGAAACGATCCAAAACGGCCTGAACAACTTCTGGAGTTACTTCATCTTCTCCCATTTGCTTTGCCATGAATCGCTCTTGCTTCTCCAATTCATCCTCGGTATGATCCATGAGGAGATAGAACAAATGCCAACCTTTTGTATTATAAAGATCGATATAAGACTGAACTTGCTTGACATGAGCTGAATTCGGTTTGTCATCAAAGTATGGGAATGTCGGAATGTCCCAAGAATTTTTGATCTCTGCTCCAGTTCGTTCCCCTTTCCAATTCGGGATAAAGACATCGCATTCACCCGTGTTGAAATCATTGGTTAAGCGCATTTCATTTTTACAAAGAGGGATTCCAAAGAAGTGCTCCGAAACAAAATCAATCGCCAAACCTTCTTGAATGATCCCCTTGTCCATCTGCTTTGCAAAAATTTCAAAGTCACGATCAAAGAAGTCTTGCAATGCCTCGGTTCGAATGTAGGTCTTTGCTCCGGCTGACAAAGATTTACCCATACCTTTTGCGGTGATTGTTGCAGATGAACTCGAACGAACTCTGAATCCTTCTTTCAGTTTTAATTTTCTTGACATTATTCGTACCCCAAAATTTGACGTTCATGCTCTTCGGTCAGTTTGAACTTGTCTTTGACTTGCTCAATCGTAATCTCACCAAGACTGAGCTTTTCTTTAGTGGGCTCCCATGCTTTTTTATCAGGGGTCAGGAATGACTTTTCCACCGGCAACTGAGAGTGTGTAGATGTTGGCTTTTGAGGATGAACACGGATAGCTTCAACCTCCTCACCTGCGACTGAGACCACTTTAGTCCAAACCTGAATCAAGGTTCCGGCCCAATCCTCGACATAGGATGACCCGGCATGGCGAGAAATCATCTTTGCGTTCGTGACATTGCAGATCATCGGCTTTGAGTTTTCAAAGTGAACGATGGTGCATTCTTCCTTCTTATTGTTTTGGCCACGAACCATTTCACGCGTGACGTGAGTGATCTTCAAAGGTCGGATCTCGTTTGGCTGCAATGCGTATGAACCGAGATAGTCAGGGTTGGTCAGCTTCTTCCAATGCGTTTTCATGCTTATTCCTCCAAATTGATAGTTTTTGAGCAGTCAGGACAATACTTTTCACCGGTGTAATTCTGAGCGAGTTTTCCAGAACATCCACGATAAACAACACCTTTGACTCGTTTCCATGTGCAACTAAGGTCTGGTGAGTCGGTTTTTGGCAATTCAATCTCACCGCCACAATACTTGCAAAAAGCCTCACCATCCGACAATAATACCGTGGCTTGAAGTTTTCCACATTGAGTGTAGAGATTGTGCCAATGCCCGGCATGGGACTTTTCCCATTTCCAAGCGCATTTTTTCGGCTTGGTGAGGTTCAGTATTGTCACCATGTCGGACGTGGTAATCGTGATCTTCGATTGCGACAAAGGCAAGAAATGCTCCACACCCATCGAATCTAGTGCATCACTCAGATCTTTATTCGTTTTGATTCGTTCCATTTTCGTGTTCTCCATTGAAAATAGTTTTCCGTTTTAAATAGCCTTAAAGGCGTTAATCATCCATAGGGTAGCCATAGTACCACCTCAACTAGAATACTAGGTCTGAGGGTTGTTTCTGTCCAATTGCGAGTATCAAGTCGCCCTTGTTGTAGCCGTACTTGTTGTATCTCGCCCAATATTCGAGATTTGTGCCTTCTTGGTGTGGCATTTCCAAGAACATCTCAAGCCAAGCCTCGGATTCTTCAATCGTGTGAGGTTGTTTCGCCTTGGCAACCTGTTCCGATGTTCCGACCGGGTAGGGCTGACCCATTCGGATCACTGCGACACCCCGCAAAAAATCGTTATCCGCTGCCTGAGTGCGCTTTTTCGTTTTGAGCTCAATCTGAACAACAGGGTTCAAAGCCTTGTGTTTTTCTCTGAATTGCTTTTCCCAAGCCTTTTGAACGTGCCTAGAGGTTGGGAACTCAAAGAAATTTACACGGGCATAGTTGTAACAATCTGCTAAAAAACTCTCTGGAATCCACTTTGTGTCGTTCGCCATCTGTGCAGCGCGTAACCCGAGCTCGCCACCATTCGGAATCGGCTTGCCCACCGCAAAATGCGCCTCAGTCATGCACGTTGCGAGTTTTTGGGCTCTCATGTCAATGCTCAGGGTCATTTTGCCTCCTCGATCATGCGAACGGCACGGGATGCAGATTGGCGGGACTCAGCATTTGCCTTGGCCCAATCAAACACAGGCTGATCAATATCGATTTCAAACTTCCGATCTTTCAACCAAACGTGAAGCCCAGGAACGAATTGTCCATTTTCCTTGATCCAATCAGGACTTTGCACCCAGAGTTCCATTGCACTCACAAGTTGCTCGATTGATGGCTTAGGGGCTTTCAGATTGTGAAATGCTTTCAAAACCTTTTCTTTTCCAGATCTGGCCCGTCCCATCCGTGGCGTGATCGACCAAAGAAGCTCAAAATCCTCCTCAATACTCTTTTCTTTATTCTCCTCTAAACAAAGAATATCCAGTCCAGTCTTGTCCTTTTCCAGTCCAGTCTTGTCTTTAGGGGTATTGATACCCTTAGCATACCCTACCGCTACCCTTTCCAATAAACCCTCTTTTTTGAGCTCATTGATATAGCTTCTATGGGGTGGTGAACTCTCTTTGAGAGACCCATATTGGTGCTGACAAAACTTTGGTAACCAATAGCGACCTGGTGAAAGCTCTTCAATGTCTACCGATAGTGATAAAATCATCTCCTTTGTAACTTTAAAGCCTAGCTTAAATCCTGCTAGATTAAGGGATTGAGAAAATATTCCAATATTTGAAGCCTCGCAGATTACATAGATCGTAAGCAGCTTGTTTTCAGTAGGAATTTCTAGGAATTTATCGGACTCCCATAGTCCTGATTTGATAAATCGTTGTCCCATTTGGCTAATCACTTTGAGAGTTTTTTATAGTCTTTTGTGACACAATCATGGATGACTTTTGCAAGTGAAGGCCTCGGAACCTCGCTTGAAGCCATCCGAATCTCATGAGCCATGGTTCGTGTTTCGTGATAAAGTGCAGTTGCTTGAGTGTTTGACATTAGATTGACTCCTTTTAAAGAATTTTAATATCGTATCCTTTTGACTCAATTTCAAAGACATCGATCTCGCTTATTTCAAATCCTAGTACGCCTTCATGATTGAAGTCACTTAGGTAGTCTTTAGCGTCCATGCCTTCCATAACTCTAGTCTCTGAATCAAAAGATTCTACAACTTGAATTCCGTTTACTAAATCAACTTCAATCTTAATGTTCTTATCCATGATTTGAATCCTCTTTAAATCGTGTCGCTTTTGGAATACAGACAAGATAAATAAAAACTTTATGAAAAAGCAAATAAAAATTAAAAAACATTTAAAATAAAAATAAAATATACCCTTGCAAAACTGAATGCTTAATTGCAACACAATACGGAAAAGTCTATTTTAAGCGTGAGAGGTGTTAAAATGAGAGTGAGTATCTTAGCTACAATCGCAATGGTTACACTGGCGTCATGCCATGGAATAGCCACAGAGCCCGAAGAAACGGTCATGTGTTTTGATCAGCGTACTGGTTTCAAATACGAAACTCCTATTAGTCTATGCGATACGGTGGCCCAATAAAATGAGCAAGCCAAACCCATTCGAATCAAAGTGGAACGATGATAATCCAAAGATTCTTGTTGAACTCATGAAGAAAAATGAGGTTGTGGGATGGGCAGGATTGGCCCTGCAAATGGGAGTCCGCAGCAAAACAACACTTTTGAATTGGAGAGCAGAACACCCCGATTGGGATTTTGCAATGGATCTGTTTTCGCTCTACCTTGAGAACAGAGTGGACGAAATGGGTGAGAGTGGAAAGAACGTGATTTGGGCGATCTTCCAAAAGAAAACCAACTTCGGAGCCATTGAGCACTATCAAGAGCGCACCTTAGAACTCCGAGAAAAAACCCTCGGAATCATGACAAACAAAGACAACACGCCCGAAATAAACCGAGTGATTGAATTCGTGGATGCCGTGTTTGATGAAGATGACAACCTAATTGAAGAACCGAAACAAATCGAGGATAACAGTGAGCAAACAGAAAACGAAACGCCCCCTTAAAAAGTGGCAACGAAAACTCATTAATGAGTTAAACAAAACTGAGCACCACACAACCGATACAATGAAAGCAGCGGTGAACGTTGTTAAATCGCATTACACGGTTGACCCCATGTCAATGCTAGTCTTCCTGCGTGGACTCGGTAAGAACGCTATGAAGCGTCATGAGGAGGTCGAGGCATGAGTGTGAATCATGATTTATTAGTAAGAACCGCAAATCAATACATGAGAAATCGTGCTTCTAAATGCAATTGTGAAGCAAATAAAATTCCATCCGTTTTTGTTTCATTTAGTGCATGGGATAACACTTATGAATTTATGATTAGGTGCGATATTTGCAATCAAGTCAAAACGTTTTCTAGTGATGACTGTGTCGAAGGCGGTGCAAACATCCTCAAGCAATGGAACGAACTCGTCTCTCAGCGTGGCGATCAGATCAGCTTGGAAATGGCGAGGGGGTTGTTATGAGCAAGCGATTTGGAAGAAAGCAAAAACGAAAGTTAAAAGCTCAATTGATTTATTCGCAATTAGAAACAATGATGATCGTAACTTTGAATGAAACGATCTTAGCGAGTATTAAATCACAAAAATTCGCGCAAGGTGGATTCGTTCAAGGTCAAGCAGTGGTCAACACAAAATGAATAATCAAGCCCTAGATAATCGGAACCGCGCCATGATTATCTTAATCAGATCAAACCCAGAACGAGCTTTGCAATACACTGCAAAGCTTTTTGAAATGAATCGGGGTTGCTTAAAACGTTTCTGCAAGCGTTTTGGCACTGATTGGACATTAGGGCAGGCCTTCATTCATTTGCATGACGTGGTGCATCTCTATGACCTGAAAAACCGCATGAGCGTGATCGGGTATTGGATACAGAGATTGCAATGGAAACTCCCAGAAGATCACAACGATGAACACGCCATTTTCAAGCCGAATAAAAAGCTAGGTGGCCAGGCTCGGAAAGATGAGCGCGAAGAGTTGCGCAATTTGCAGATTGAACGCCCCGACCATTTCGAGACCCAGTGGGACGCGGTGATTGATTCCGACAATCTTCCGGCACAAGCTGATCACTCAATCAGAATAACAGGCTATGGCGACCCGCTCAGTCCAGAAAATAGACTCAGACTAGTAATGCACTTCCTGACAAAATACGGGGATTCCGTAGACTCTTAAGCACAAGGGCTATACCTCCGAGAGTGAACCCTTTGTGAAGTCTCAGCGAGCAAATAACCCAGTGGGCCCCGAATGATTGCACCTAATCCACGTGTCGAGGAACGGCACCCCATCGCATTATTGCCAAAGCAACGGCAATTCATGCAAGCGATGGAAAGGCGTGTTGTCTTCATGGGTGGCATTGGGTCGGGTAAGACTCGGATTGGATGTCTATGGGCATTCAGACGAGCAAAGGGGATGAAAAGAAAAGTCCTCGTAGTCGTACCAACTGCATCGCTTGGTGAAGACATTTTCTTAAGAACAATGGTCGAGGACGTTTTCGACCACATCGGATTGATCGAGGGTATTGACTACTCCATAAACCGATCAAAACTCAATATCAAATTCCGGCACGGTGGCGAGATTCTAATCCGCTCCGGGGATGACCCAAAGAAATTACGTGGACCAAATATGCATGACGCTCTCATCGAAGAGTTTCAAATGTATAAAACGGACAAGGTTCACAAGATTGTCACGGGTCGAATTCGTAACTCAGAAGATGCTCAGTTGCGTATGGTCGGAACCCCAGAAAGCCATAAATGGATTGTTGACCTTATCGTAAATTCATCGGCTCGGATCATTCAACAAACGACCCTTGAAAATAAGTTCCTTCCAAAGTCATACATTGCCGACCTGATCGAAGAATACGGAGAGGGCTCACCATGGTATCGACAAGAGATTTTAGGCGAATTGGTGGACTTCTCAGCGGGTGTATTTGAAGTTTCGAAACTTCTACCCATGCCACCAAAGGTTGATGCTCAGTTCAATCGTGTTTGCAGAGCTTGGGACTTTGCCAGTTCAAAGAAGTCCACAGCGGACTATACGGCCACGGCAAAAATGGGAATCAATGAAGGACAAAAGAAAGAACACATTATCGATGTGCAGCGGAAAAAAGGCGCATATGGTGGCCTAAAAGATTGGATAGTTTCGGTCATGGAGTCCGAAAACTGTATTCAGCTAATCGAGAACACCCAAGCCGGGCAGGTAATTGCCTCGGATATTGAGACCACCCACCCACACTTAGCTGACCGGATCGAACTTGTTCCACCCGTAACCGATAAAGTGACAAGGGCTCTACCTTTCTCTGGTCGCATGGCAATCGGTCTTGTCACGATTGATGAGACAATCAAAATATTGGATGATGTCAAGGACGAATTGCGCTCGTTCCCAGATGGTAGAAATGATGACATGGTGGACGCTCTTTCCTATTGCCACAACAACTTAAACCAACCAGTTCGCAAAGCCGAATATTTCACAATTCAAATGTGAGGAAGATATGTATCGATTCCCAATAGTCACGTCATCGCCAAACCTAAAATCCATGTGGCAATGCTACGAACAGAGTGGGCCTTGGGCAGATGGATCTATCCTGCTAAAGCACCAACGCGAATCTTTAGAGGGCTATGCAAGACGCAAAGCAATGTTCTGTTCGCCCTCTGTTTATACCCAAATGATAAACACTTTTGGAATCATTTACGCTCATGCACCTGCTCGGTCTTGGGGTTCAAAAAAACCCGATGAAGTGTATTCTGAATTCATCAATGACGCGGGGCAAGGGCTGAACTTAAGCAGTCTTCTTGATCGAGCCTTGAAGATGTCAGAAGTCCAGGGAAGCTCGTTCCTTGTCATGGATACCATGTCAATCCAACCCGGCACATTTAAGGAAATGGTTGAGCAAAGAACATATCCGTTCCTTGATATTGTTTCAGCGGATCGCGTGAAAAGCTTGGCGGTGGATGCGGTGGGGAACATTCTTGAATTCGCTTATGAGTTCATGTTACCAACTGGATTTTCATTGACCCCATGTATCAAGATTATCCGGCCAGGAATGATTGACTATTGCGATTATGAAGGGACCAATCTGAAACACACCGAATTGCCTTATGAAACAACCATGCCAGTAATTCCGATTGTTGCATCGAACGCACCTTTGAGGACAAGTGAACTCCCACCATCACCAACTCAAGGACTTTTCCAGTCTCAGGCAAGTATTGCGCACACGAACTCATTGATGGATGAATCCTTGTATTCTCAGCAATTCGGGATCTTGGTAGTCACAGGGAAAAACAACACAGCTGATTTAAAGCTCGGATCATCAAACGGCCTCAGCCTTGCCGAGGGATCAACCGCGTCATTCATCCAACCAAACGGAACCGCAATTGATAAGATGTTGCAACGAATAGACACGGCATATTCTTTCATGGTTCGAACCTTTGCGAATCTCATCACATCGAGCGAGTCTCAGTCAGGCGTTGCAAAGCAGATAGACAGACAGGTCGGGGCTTTGATGCTTAAGGGTGTGGCGGGATACATGGAAGGTGTCGAGGTCGATGTATATCGATTGTTCCAAGAGTTTGTTGATAGCGAAATCGATTATGATTACACCGTAACCTATTACAAAGATTTTGATCTCGGTGACATTGCAAGCTACATCATGAACGCGGTCGATATGCTTGGCGTGAATGTGACCGAAGAAACAAAGGCCTTCATTCGTGCGGATCTCGTTAAAAAGTTCTTGAGTCAAGCGAATCAGGACGAGGCTGCAAAGTTGGTCGCTCTTGAAATGAACAACCAATCAGCTCCAAAATCTGGCTCAATTGATGACATGGATTCAAGTTCTGATGATGAGGAGTAATTGAATGGACATCTCAGCCCAAGAAAAGCAAATCAGGGCGATCATGACAAAGGCCTCGGCTCGACTATCTCAACTGGTCGAGTCGGGGCTTCCTGTCAATCTGGCCATTGAAAAAGTATGGGTTGAATTCTCCATACCTAATCAACTCTATGAAGGTGCAAAGCTCCAATCAATGCAGGAAACGGCCTCTAGATTGGGGCTATCTTTGCGCAACGATCCCGTTGTCGTTGAAAAGGCGTGGAAGTCTACGGTTGACACTGGAAAGACCCGCCTTTACGTTCGGAACGCCTCGGCTCGTTTGAGGGTCAATCTTGAGAAAACAATCTCTGATTCAATCAAGGCGGGAGACTCTATTCGTCAAGCATCCCAAAGGATCGCCAACAATGCCAAAGGCGACATTCAACCGAATCTAGTCAGGCAAGAGATAAACGAATTGGCGCGAAATCCGATCACGGCAAAAGAAGCCAAGCGTTTGAGAGATTTGATTGATAAAGGCGTGACAGGCCCAGAGCTTCGGGCCAGTTATCGCAGGGTGATTGACGTGGCTGAAAAGAATGGGCCACAGGCTGCGCAAAAGCAAATTGATTTTGCAATCAAAGACAAGATCATGTCAGAAGCCGAACGAGTTGCGCGAACCGAATCAGAACGTGCTTACTATGCTGCGGAGACCGAGAAGATTGCCAAGGATCCAGACGCAAAGTATGTCAAGATTAGACTCAGCCCAAAGCACGTAACAAAGTGCATTTGCGATAAGGTCACAAAGACTGACATTGGTTTCGGCCCCGGAATCTACCCAAAGGAAAAGGCACCAGTTTTGCCACTTCATCCGAATTGCGGTTGTTTTATCACTCCAGTTTATGTGGTGAAAGGCCCAGGGATTCAAAAAAGAACACCAGAAGAGGCTTTAAATGGACGGGGTGCGAATCAAGATGTTATTTTTCAGAATATCCAACCTAAAACGTGAGAGGTCACATTATGGATTTCCAACAACAACTCCAAGCCATTATCGAATTGATTGGTTCATCGGTAACGGATACGGCTCAACAAGCATCGATCAAATCAAAGCTCGATGAACTTGGAAACGCTCATTCCGCAAAGGTCACAAGCGTAAACAACGAGGCCAAGGGCTTACGGACACGCCTCAAAGATCTCGAAATCATGGAAGCTCGAATCAAGGCGTTTGCAAATAAAGACGCAATTGATCTCAGCGATGTTGACGCATTGATCGAATCAGGTGCAAAGCTTCTCACCGCAGAACAAAAGCTCGAACTCGCAAACCGCACCGCAGCGAACGACAAAAAGCTTTTGGATGAATCGAATAATGCGATTCTGAATATGCAACGCACCGAGCGTGAAAGCAAACGTGACAAAGCGATCATTTCAGGCTTGGGTTCACTCGGTTTGAAGTCCGAAGCGATGCCACAAGCCCAAAAGCTCGTATCAATGGAATCGGAATGGGACGAATCTACAAGCGGCTACCTTTTCCGTGGAAAGCCTTTGAACGAATTCCTTGAAACGTTCAAATCTGAAAATCCATACATGGTCGGTAATCCTATCAAGCGTCCTGGTGATGGCGGTGGCCCCGCAGGCGGTGGGCAAGGAAATCCTGATTTTGTCTCGCGTGAACAATTCCTAGCCATGAGTGCAGAAGAACGGAAAGCACCTGAAATGCAAGCCAAAATCAAGGCCTCAGTTCCTAAGTGGGAGCTCGACTTTGAGAACCGATAGT